CGCTGTCTTTTTTTGTTTTTTTTTTGCACTTTTATTAGATGTGTCGTAAGTGCCTGAGTATCAAGGACTTACGCGGCCAGGCCCGCCCCGCGCGCGTAAGTCGTTGGTATTCAACGACTTAGGTAACTCAGTTAGCGATGTGCCATGTCGCCTGTTGCTGAGCCTGTGCCTCATCGTCTAACCGTAAGCCTGTTAGGACTGCGATGGTCATGATGAGAGCGACCATAACGATTGCGAGTATATCGAATAATTTCATAATGTCTAACGGTTATTTGGTTTGTTCGAGAGGAAGACGCTCCAAACCCTCACGCTCTAAGCATGAGTCGATGAAGTCAGCCCATTCGTAATCTTGACGGTCGAGGGCATCCCAGTATTGGCGCGAGAGGTCTTGTAGTTTTTCGTTTTTCATTATGCTTACAGTATAGGTTGAGAGAGGTGGAAGTCAAGCTTATCGCAAAGTTTTTTTAGTTATATTTACAGAAAAGCATTGTATAGCAATCGCCGCGAACGTCGATGTTATTGACGTGCTTAAAGCCTTGAGCAAGTAGCTCATCTTTTTGGCGTGAGACTTCGTCGGTTAGGATTGATGAAACTTTGATTTGTTTGAAGGTTTTCATAATGTGTAAGAGGTTAAAGGTTAGACTACGCGATGTTATCGAGGCGGTTAAGAGATACTTCAATCTCGCCTCCATCGTCATCGCGAACGATGGCGAAGCCGTTGAGTGAATCGATCTGTAAGATCTCAACCCATTGAGCGTTGTCGAGTGTAGCGGATGTAGGTGTGTTATTTGTTATCATGTTATACAGTATGGTTATTTTTGTGCGATTGTCAAGGTATTCTGAAAGTTTTTTTCCATTATCTCAACCTTTTTTACGCCGAAGATTAAGGCGAGGCGGCTAGGTGTTTCGCCAAGGTTGCGGTTGTGCGTGTAGCTGCACTGAGTGAGGTGGTCGATTGCGTCGGCGATTAGTTTTTCTGTGTTCTTCATTATGCTTACAGTATAGTGGCACTAGATCCCGAGTCAACCCCTAATCGAAAAAAAAATAAAATATTTTTCTAGGATACCCCCCACCCATTGTCAAAAAACGCGACCCAAGAAAACACAGAACAAGCGGGGGGGAGAGTTTCTTCAATCTCCCAACACATTTTCACGATTGGAAACAACGGCGGAGCGTCCGCGCGAGTACCCCCCTTTTCTCAGAAAACAGGCGTACTTCTTTCTTACGGGTAAATAAAAAAAATAAAAAAAATCACAGCCCCTTTTTCTCAAACCTTAATGTCACGTCTCCGAGAATACTATAATACTTGTCTTCGACCTTATTACTCTTAGACATATTTTCCCTAGCGCCAAGGTGCTGCAGGTTCCAAGGTACGTGCAAACCGCAAAAGCACGGATGAATCAAAGGAAAGATGTGGTCAACGTGATTATCTTGGGCGCGGGCATATATTTTTTTAATTTCATTCTTATGAAAATCAGAAAGAAGGATGTTTTTGGTTCTTCCTCTTCTTGCTTGTGCTTTCTCAATGTAGTATGCCTTTTCCTTGTTGTAGTGTTTGCGATTTGACTTGTTGGCTCTCAGTCTTTGTTCGCGCAACCACTTATGAGAGACCCACCTTTCCCTTTCACCTCTATATTTGTAAAAAACTAAAGATTTATCGGGGTGTGGATCTCCCATTTTATATCTCACGGTCAATCTAAGCCCAACTTCTGCGCGATTTCGTTTGCCCCAAAAATAAGTTCGCCGTCATCCGTTACCAGTGTGGGTACTGTGCGAATGTTATTTTGAGCAAAAAAATTGGGATCAACATCCATATCTTTAAATTCGACCTTTACCCCAGAACTTTCGATTCTGGCTTTTAATGTTTTACATGGAGCGCACCATGTTGCTGTTGCTAGTTTCATATTTTTTAAATTGGTGGAAATAGTATATTATTACCCCCCAAACAAAAGTCAAGAGAAAAATTAGTGTAAATGTTTATATGATTGACTTAAATGATAATACCACAATTAATATACCTCTTAGAAATTTATTAGCTCTAATTTTTATGGTAGCGGTATGCGTTACTGGCTATGTCAATGTTACATCTAGAATTACGCAACTTGAGCATGATCGAAATATCCGCGATGTTGAGATTGGAGCAAATACAGAGTTTCGTATTAAATGGCCAAGAGGCGAACTTGGCGCTTTACCTGAAGATGCTGAACAAAACCTGAGACTGCAATATATAGAAAAGCACTTAGACGAAGTAGAAAAGATTGCTCGTACTTTAGAGATTAAAGGGGATAACGCTGGGATTTAAAAATGGTGGGCCCTGAGAATTACGATATCTCGACCTAACGATTATGAGTCGTTTGCTCTTCCTCTGAGCTAAGGGCCCTGTTGTAAATTTTAAAGTGGTACTCCGAGCAGGACTTGAACCTGCGACCCACGGTTTAGAAAACCGTTGCTCTATCCGTCTGAGCTATCGGAGCGTTTATAATAAGTAATATACGGAATTTTGGGGCTTTGTCAATAAAATACGAAAAATATAAAAAATGGTACATCCTCCGAGACTTGAACTCGGAACCAATTGATTAAAAGTCAACTGCTCTACCGATTGAGCTAAGGATGCGTAAAGTGTGAGGGAGTCGACCGAAAGCTTCCAGTCCTTATCCTCATTATCTACCCACCGTCGCAGGAATTACAAACTCAATTAAAAAAGAAACGTCCCAATGGTGATCAACCCATTGCTCCCTGTTGTGTTCCGCAGAACAGTTTCAGGTGAGTAACCATCACTGCTCGTATGCAGGAGAGGATATAGGACAAGGTGGCTGCGAAGGTAGGGATCGAACCTACGACCAAGTGATTAACAGTCACCTGCTCTACCGCTGAGCTACTTCGCAATAAAATGGAGCTTCCTGTCAGAGTCGAACTGACGACCTGATGATTACAAATCAACTGCTCTACCAACTGAGCTAAGGAAGCGTTAAGAAATGCGCCCAGGTATCTTTATAGTGCGCCCTGGGCTATACACTTGAAAAGGTTTGATTCACCCGTTAAACGGTTGAATTTTTACAGACAATAATTACTTGTCTCCTGTTGTAAGCGCCTACAGAGCAGGGAATCTCGCAGTATACACGGGCCATTCATCATCTTTTAGGTTGCGATCCTATGATGCCGTGACGTCTTTCATTCTCGCTAATAGAACTTCTGCATGAATCAAATTTGGCGGAGGAAGTAGGATTTGAACCCACGGACGCTTTCACGTCAACTGATTTCAAGTCAGCCGCCTTAAGCCACTCAGCCATTCCTCCTAAAAATAAACTATCAAAGATCAATAACATTACTATACATACAAAAAAAGAAAAGTCAATCACAAAATTTAAAAACAAACAACAAAACCTAAACCATTATTCAGAAGCCCCAAAACATTGAAGTCAATCCATTCTTCAGCTTCAAGCTGTGTCCATTCGTTTTGTTTCATAAAAAGATCAAGCATTAATTCATAGTTGTAAATCAAAAGCCCATCTTGGCTATATCCTATAACTGCTTCATCTAAGCCTTCAAGTATAACAGCTTCATCATCAAGTAGGTGTTGTATTTCTTCGATTATCATGATCTGCATACTACATCTAGGTGCGCCGTTGTCAAGGGTAAATGTATTTTATTTAACTAACGTAGTTTCGGTGTAATATATAATATGGCAGACGAATATAGATTTGATGACATTTATCAACTGTCCCACCAAAATGGGCAAATACCTTTTGTATTAGATAGGGGTATTGAAAAGTATCGCCCAATAGAGGAGAGCGACTTCTCTCTTGCGAACAAGGCTGGAGAATCACATATAGATGCGTTTGGCCGATTGAAGGTATCTAATCCCAAAACACTATTTGAATCTTCTCACAGATATAGCAAAAATGACTCATGGGCCGAATTGAGTACTGGAGTAGGTAGTTCTGGAGTATTTAATGTAGACCAAGGTCTTGTAGATATGAATGTAGACGACTCCTCTGGGTCAGAGGTGATCAGGGAGACTAAAAAAGTTTTTGTATACCAACCAGGCAAAAGTTTATTGGTTATGAATACATTTGTAATGTCACCAGCAAAAAATGGGCTACGCCAAAGAGTTGGGTATTTCGGAGAAAAAAATGGATTTTATATTCAAAAAAACAATTCGCAAGTCAGTTTGGTCGAGAGAAGTTTTGTTTCTGGCTCATTGACCGAATTAGAGATTATCCAAGAAGACTGGAATACAGATAAGCTAGATGGTACAGGAAGATCAGGCATAACTTTAGATATAAGCAAAGCTCAAATCTTGTGGATGGATGTTGAATGGCTTGGAACAGGAACAGTGAGGATGGGTTTTGTGATTGATGGCAAGTTTATTATTTGCCACAAATTCCGCCATGCTAATTTGATTGAGCAAACTTATATAACCACAGCGTCTTTACCCCTGAGATACGAAATAACAAACACTAGCGCCACTTCTGGCAGCAGCACTTTGAAGCAAATATGTTCAACTGTTATTTCTGAGGGTGGCTTTGGATTAGTTGGCGCTCAACAAGGTGTTGGGACCCCAATTACAGCACCAAAAGATCTTGGTGCGGTTGCGGGCGCTTATGTTCCTGTCGTGACAATTCGACTAAAGTCAGAATTCCCAGATGCCATAGCCATCTTGACCGCTCTTTCATTGGTGGGTATCACTAATAATGCAAATTACAGATGGGAAGTGATTCACGGTGGTGTGACCGCAGGAGGATCTGGAACTTGGGTCTCTGCTGCTCCAAACCAGTCTGTGGAATATAAGCTTGATGCGACATCTATAACTGGAGGAAGAGTTTTGACAACTGGGTATACCCAAGGATCAAACCAAGGATCTTCAACAATATCGCTTTCAAAGGACTCGTTATTTAAATTCCAATTAGAAAGAGATTTTTTAAACGGAGAGTATTACGAAATAACACTTGCGTGCGCTTCTAGCATTGCGGGAGCAGATGTCTTAGGGTCTCTTGATTGGGAAGAGGTTAGTCGGTAATCTTGTGGTATTTTGTTTTTTTGATTTTTAAAAGAGGGATTTGCTTTAATTTACCAACAGCAGTTTCCTTTGAGGCATAACCACCTTTATTAATCATTGCGTGTTTAAGGTCTCGCCAAAACAACAGAAAAAATCTTTTCTGTACAAAAAATGTTGAACTACCTGATAGAGTTACCTGTTCTTTAATTCTGAATTTCCACATGTTTTATACTACATTAGATAGACCTGTTTTCAAAAAAAACCTAGACTCCCTCTAGTTCTAGTTTGGATGAATTTTCTTGAAGTATGTGAGAGCCATTTTCAAGTAATAAAAAGTCACCCAATAAATCATCGAGACTCAGAGGTCTGAACCCAGCATCAATAGGGCTAATAATACTTGAGAATAATCCAAACTTATCCGCTTTTCTATTAAACTCCTGAACTACATGAACGAACATGTGAAAGTTCTGAGATTCGCTGATTGGGTATGAGTTTAACAGCGAAGTTATCTCATTTTTAAAAGAATCTGCAGTGCTGACATCCCAATTAAATGTTCCGTGTATTTCTTTCTCTAAAAGGTGAGGGTTTTTTATACTCATGTACAAGCTCTTTTACACAAAAAAAAACCCCAAAGCCATAATATTAGACTTTGGGGCAAAATTTTGTACGACCTATATAGTAAAAGCGCTCCACGCGATTAAGCAAAATGGGGCGTGATTAGTGTTACACTTAAAAATAAAAAAAAGGAACCAAAATTTTTAAAGGGAAAAAGTGTAAAACATATCATGTTCGTAGGCTCAGAGGAAACCGCTATAATTTTACAAGATACTTTACTCACAGGTATAACAGATGTGTCGTTTGGATTTTCAACAAACCAGGAAAGCACGCTTCTTTTATCGAACAAAGGTATAAACAGAAAAATAAATAAACCACAGACAATCAACTGCTCTATAAAGAAGGAGTATTTAGGTAGAGATTTTTTAAAATCTTTGACTGGGTTTGCGGGATTATCTGGGCAATTTATCTATGGATCAAATGCTTTGAATTTTACTGATGCCGCTATTTCTAGTTATACCATATCAATGCGAGCGAATGATAGTCCCAAAATAAATGTAAATATCAAGATTTTTGGGGACTTAAGTCCGACAACAAATTTGAGGGCCGCGACAGCTCATGTAGATAATGACATAGGTAATTTGGATGTGGATTCTGTTTCTTTTAATTTCTTAAATAAAAATTCCGCAATTGACAATTTTTCCTTTTCAACTAATTTTCAAGTAGAGCCTACTTATGAGATAGAGTCTATTAAATCATCAAATATAAAAATATTACCTCCAATTTCATACTCGACTTCTGCGACAATTGAAATGACAGAGCAAGAATATGAAGATGTAACAGGCTTGTTGGAGAGCGAGAAGTATGATGGGGCTGTTTCATTATCTTTTACGGACAACAAAGTAATAGAGGATGTGCAGGCAGAAGAGCAGAGATTTTTGTCTTTCATCAGTGGTGGTATACCGTTAGGTTTAGATACGGGTCTTTATGACATTGATTTTCCTACTGGCTTTGCAGCTTTAGATACGTTTTCATTTTCGAAATTCGGATTAAGTTCTCAGAACATTTCAATATCAACACAAGATACCATTAACCTTGATGTAAGTTATGATGGGCTTGATCTATCCATACCGACTGGAACCCCAGTTCCTTTTACTTCAGGGAATCAGTCGATCATTAATCAGATTACGGCTAATGTCGATGAAGCAATTGCTGATTTTCAAGCATATCTTGATATTGTAAAAAATACTGGCGAGGATTTTGAAAATATCGCGACAGGGACTGGATTCTCTAATAATTACTACTTATTTAACTTAGATAAGTATAGACAGGAAGAAGATTTTGAATCCGAACCTACTGGAACCGTAACTGGCAATTTGTATTTATTAGGAGTAAATCAAGACTCCTCTATTCTTAAAATCGATGAAATTAACTTTGAATCAACAGCTACTGGGGCAACTAACGAAAATTTAAGTCTAATTGGGCAGTAAAAAGTGTAAATAAAATTATGGCTGGTGGAACAATATACAAAAAACAAATAATATTTAACAATGAACAAGGGACTGGAGATAATAATTTAATTATTGCCCCGAAGAACGCTTATCAAGTTCCTTTTACTTTTAAAGATGACTGGAATGAAATTTCTATTGGTGTATTTTTAAGTTTCGTAAGCGGGGATACTCTCAATTCGGGATTTAATAGCTCCAATATAGCAAAGGATTCTGGGGGCAGCACTAATGATACGTTTACTTGGATTGGTGTAACAAAAAATGCTCAAACAAAAACCTTGCCACTAGATGCCGCGAATCAGGGTTTTGTTGGGTACTCAGCAAATTCAATTTCTTTTGAAGATTCTACTAATTATCTCAAGAATAAATTGTTAAATTTAGGCACTATTAGTGCGAGTGGCAGTTGTTCTTATGGGGAAAATGTTTTGGGTAGCGCCCAAATAAAAGCCACCTCCGCAACGAACATAGATACTGGGGGCATACTTTGCGTTGGTCTGAAAGATGATGCAACCACATACGCAAATACAGAAGGTTCTGGGGATTTTTGCTCTTATTTTGGAATAAAATACACGGTTGTAGACAAAGGCTTATCTACCCAGAAAATATCAATGCAGATGTCTCAAGGGGGGGGTGGTCAACCAGGTATAGATCAACCTTCACATGTTTTTAGCGACCCAAGTTCTGCTGAATTAAAAGACTTAATAGATGGTAGCGCTACACCCAACAATAATGACGGCCTAGATAATCTTCCGTTTAATGACGGGTCCTCTGCTTACGACTTACCTGATTCTTTTTTCTTTTATAACGGATTCAGTTCAGCGCCCGAATTTCAAAACGTAAGACCAAGAATTCATGCCTGGGCAGTAAAAAAGATATCTTAAAAGTGCAATAATATTTGAATGCCTAGCAAACTTGAATTCAATCAATTGAGCCCAAAAATAAGGTTCAAAGAACGTAAATTTAAATTTACCCAAAACCAAGTCGATTTTTTAAAAACCGCATTGGATCGAGAAACGAAGCTAATGTTTTTAGCTGGGCCCGCTGGCACTGCTAAGACTTACATGGCTGTATATTCCGCCTTACAAGCCGTGATGACCTCGGGCTTAGAGAAGGATGTTCTATACGTCAGAAGCATAGCCGAAAGCTCCCAAAGAGGCTTAGGATCTCTTCCTGGGTCTATTGATGAGAAATTCGCTGTATTTGCTGGGCCTTTTTATGATAAGCTGGATGAGATGCTTAGTACTTCAGATATAAAACTACTTAGAGAGAAAAAAATGTTCGAATGCATGCCTGTTAATTTTGTAAGGGGTGCAAATTGGAACGATAGAGTTGTTATTATTGATGAGGCTCAGAATTTTACATATAACGAATTAATGACAGTGCTAACAAGAATCGGAGAAGATTCTAAAATCATTATCTGTGGGGACATGATGCAGAGCGATATTCGAGATAGTGGGTTCAATCAAATCTTTGAAGCGTTTGACGATGAAGAGTCAAAGCAAAGAGGCATTCATTGCACAAGATTTGGTGTGGAAGACATAAAAAGAAGCGAGATATTAAAATATATAGTTTCAAAGTTAGAAGATTAAAAATAAAATTTAAAAATTCATATTTTATTTTACTATGAAATATGACTAAATTTTGTTTTGACTGTGGTAATAAACTAGAATACAAATTCAATCCCCCAAATTTTTGCCCAAATTGCGGTTCAAATATCAGTGGACTCAAATCCGAAAAGGGAGGTTCAATACCCACGAAAGAGACTGCGTCAGCTTCCTCGGAGGTGTCTGAAGATTCTGAGGGCTACACTAACGCCAATTCTATTCCGCGAATCTCGAAGCTGGAATACGAGATAGAAGACTTTGGGGCTGATATCCAGCATACCATTGGATCTATTAACGGTAAGTCGGCCCCCTTGAAGCGTCGGAATAATATCAAAAACCTAAATGATCTATAATGTATTCTTTTGAAGACAAATTAGAACAAATTGATATAGCGCTAGAAAGAAAAAGATCAAAGTGGGTGTTAGATGCCGTAACTTATGTTGATTACGACGATATAAAACAAATAATCATGGCACACATTTATAAAAAATGGCACTTGTGGGATCAGTCTAAGGCTGTTGAACCCTGGTTGAGTAGAGTGGTATCTAATCAGTTCAAAAATCTATTACGCAATTATTACGGCAATTATGTAAGGCCGTGTTTGCGCTGTGAGTTCAGCAATGGTGGTGACGGATGCAGCAAAACAGCAAGCTCTATTCAAGATAGTTCTTGTGCTGAATATAAAGAATGGGGGCAAAAGAAAAAGGCTGCATACGATATTAAGCTTGCGGTTACTATGGAAAACCATTCTCACGAGATGCAGTCAAAGCAGGATGGTTTTTTAGACTTAGAAGAGGCTACCTCTAAGCTAGCTAAAGAAATGATGCCTCATCTGACTCCTAGACATTTTCGCGCATTTAAAATGATGTTTATCCAAAACTGCACCGAAGAGGAGGTGGCTAAATTTTTGGGATTTAAAACCAACGAAAAGAAGCGCTCAGCAGGATACAAACAGATCAAAAACCTAAAAAAGATCTTTCAAGAAAAAGCAAGAGAAATAATAAGGGAAAAAGATATCATATGATCGTTTTAACCGAAGAACAGAAAAAAATAATTTTAGAAAGCTTCAAAAAGGATGCTAATATTTTAAATATTACCAAAATAGTGTTTGAAGATAGCTCTCTTGACGGAAGGTCTAAAGAAGGCAGGGCTGTGACTAAATTCTTAGCCACAAATGGGTTAAAGACCAAAACAACAAAAAGAGAAAAGTTGGACGAGATATCTCTGACTGAGTCTCAATTATTAGAAATACAAGACCTCAAGGAAGACGGCCTAAACACTTCTGAAATATCTGATATAGTGTTTAAAAGTAAAGTAACGAGGTTATCAAAAGAGTGGCGAGTTGTAAATGAGATAGTGAACCAGGAAAAAGAAGAGCAAAAAGAAAAGGGCCAAGATTCTTCTGGGAATTACATCCCTCCTCAAGCAATTTCTAGAATAATAAAAAAAATCAATGATTCTACTGGCGTTGGGCTGGAAGAAGGCAAAATGTCTAGAACTCACCGCTCTTGTTGCGATAAACTAAGAATAAATCTTAGTAACTCAAGATTTGTCGCTGTTGTTAATAACTATATCAATCCCAGAGATAAGGAATTGTTTGAACAAGAGATGATACGACTTACTTGGGACAAGCCAGACTTAACTGCAGATGAATTGAATTTGTATATGAACGTCTCTAAGGAAATTATTAATCTAGAATTAATTACTGGCCACCTGCAGAAGCTGAACGAAATGTTTGAAGATGCTGGACACCAAGATGAGATGACTGTACGTTTGGCGGAGATAATCAAGGCTAAAAGCTCCGAGTATCATCAATGCGAGACTCGTATCGAAAATCTAACAAAGAAGCTTCAGGGAGATCGTGGTACGCGCTTAGCGAATCAACAAAAGGATACAGCGTCGTTTTTGGCTATTGTTCAGCTCTTCCAAGAAGAGGAGGAAAGAAAAAATATGGTGCGTATAGCGGATATGCAAAAACAAGTAATTAAAAAGGAAGCCGAGCGTTTGGAGGGTATGGCCGCTTGGAAGGCAAGAGTGCTAGGGATTGGTATTGAAGATGTCTTATAAATGTAAGGAGTGCGGATTAGAATTCACTTCTGAAAAATCCCTACATGGTCACCTTAAAGCTCATAAAATTTATGTGGCAGATTACTATGTAAAACACTACCCGCGTTTCAATAAACTTAATGGCAACCCTCTCCCGTTTAAGAAAAAGGAAGAGTATTTTGAGAATGATTTTATTAATAGATCTCAATTAGTTGCTTGGTGCAAAAAATCCGATCCTACAGAAGTTAAAGAGTATATAATTGAATTAGCTAAAAGGAGAATCAAGCAAAAGAATTATAAAAAAGCTCCATTTCATTTGGAGCTTTTAAAAAAACAACTGCCAGACCTAGATGTTTTTAAAGAGCATTTTGGCACATACACTAATGCTTGTGCTGAAATGGGCGTTGAGGCAATATTTTACAAAGGAATGCCAAAGGAATTCAAAGAAGATGTGGATGTCGAGGTACTGATTGACACTAGAGAACAGCAGCCATTAAAATTCCCTAAATCTGAAATTTTAAAATTAGATTTTGGGGATTACACATTAAGCGGAAAAGACTTTTCTAACACATTTGTAGATAGAAAAAGTTCTGGCGATTTCCTGTCCACCTTTGGAGGGCAAGTTGATAGGTTTAGGAAAGAAATGAAAAGATGCGTAGAGCTTGATAGTTATATGTATATAGTTGTGGAAAAATCTATTAAAGCGATAGAGAAAGAAGCCGTGTTTACAAAGGGTAGAAGAATGCCAAAACTAAGTTGGGTGTTCTCTAATATGATCTCGATACAACACGAGTTTTCTGAAAACTGCCAGTTCGTTTTTACCGAAAATAGAATACACAGCGAAGAGATTATTCCAAAACTTTTATATCTAGGCGATAAGCTCTGGAATGTAGATGTACAATATTTTTTAGACAATGAAGACTTTTAAGAAAAAATTTGAAACAAAAACGAAAATGGAGAAGGAGGTTTATTTTTTAAATAAGCTATCCTCTTATGAATGTTTTCCTAGAGTAGTAAGAGCGGATAAAGACACAAATGAATTGGAAATGTCTTTTTGCGGAAATCTTTTAGAGGAAGGCTCTGAACCGATACTTTGGAAAAAACAAATGAAAGACATACTCAATATTTTAGAAAAAGAGCGTATTTATCACAACGACATGCATAATAAAAACTTTCTCCATAAAGACGGTAAAATATTTTTAATAGATTTCGGAGAAGCGTCAGAAGGTCATGAGCTATTTCCATTTTTAAATGTAAACTCTTCTTGCGTGGATAGCTGCAATTCTTTTTTTCATTTCACCATGAAGGCAAAACAAAACCTCAAAAGGAGCTTTAGAATATGAGTTGGGATAAAGGAAATCAGAAAACTTTAGATAGGGAAGACATCAATAAACAAATCTTGGATCTTGAAGGTTATATTGAAGATAATAAAGCTAAGTATTACTTATATAAGTTCTTAAAAAATAATGTAACATTTACAACAGAATTACTCACTGGGGTCGAATTATTCCCATTTCAACATATGGCTGTAAAGGCTATGATGGAAAACGATTACTTTTTGGGGGTATGGTCCCGAGGCATGTCCAAGTCCTTCTCTACGGGTATTTTCGCTTTACTAGACGCTATGCTAAACCAAGGAGTTCACATTGGTATTATTTCAAAATCTTTTCGACAATCAAAAATGATATTTCGTAAAATTGAAGATATATCTATGGATAAAAAAGCAGAATTATTTAGACAATGTATAGGTAAAGTTAGCAAATCAAATGATGAGTGGTCGATGCAAATTGGCAAGAGTAGAATTACGGCTTTGCCTCTTGGCGATGGAGAAAAGCTTCGTGGTTTTCGTTTCCAACGTATTATTGTTGACGAGCTTTTGCTTATGCCAGAAAAGGTTTTGAATGAAGTTATTATGCCTTTCTTAGCTGTTGTAGAAAACCCACAAGAAAGACAAAAAATTAGCGATGCAGAAGACGCTATGATTGCTGCTGGCAAAATGACAGAAGAAGAGCGTACGGAATGGCCCTCCAATAAAATGATAGGGCTTTCGTCGGCATCTTATAAGTTTGAATATTTGTATAAAATGTATCAGGCTTATGAAAATATGATCTTTAATCCTGGCGCTAAAAACCAAGGCAGAAGATGTATTATGCAGTTTAGTTATGATTGCGCCCCTAAAGCTTTGTATGATGAAAATCTTATAACCCAAGCAAGAGGTACTATGAGCCAGTCTCAAATTGACCGAGAATTTAATGCTCAATTTACGGACGACAGCGCTGGTTATTTTAAAATAAGCAAGATGGCTGAATGCACTATTGAAGATGGAGAATCTCCAGCGGTTGAAGTAGCGGGAGAAGAGGGTGCTGAATATATACTAGCATTTGACCCATCATGGTCTGAATCTGAAGCTTCTGATGATTTTGCTATGCAAGTTATTAAACTGATACCAGAAAACAAAAAAGGTGTTGTAGTCCATAGCTATGCTCTTCCTGGCACAAACCTAAAGAAGCATATGGCTTACTTTAAGTATCTTATTGATCATTTCAATATAATCATGATTGTAGGCGACTATAATGGTGGAGTGCAATTCATGAACTCCTGTAACGAAAGCGACTTATTTAAAAAAGATAGACTGGAAATAGGGATGTTCGACGCTGGTTTGGACAACCCGCATGATTATGTAAAGGATCTAAAAGAGGCGAGGAGAGGTTATAATGTATCAAATAAAACTATTTGTTACTTAAGAAAACCAACTTCCGTCTGGATTAGAAACGGAAATGAAATGCTACAGACCGCTTTCGATAGAAAGAAGCTTTACTTTGCAGCGACAGCTATGGATGATAATTACTCTATTCAGAGAGCTAAAAAAATACCAATAAAAGACTTAAAATTCTCTAAATACGAAGACGAAAAGAACGCTGGCGCAAAAATGATTGAATTTGTCGAACACCAGAAAGACATGATCGACTTAACGAAGGCTGAATGTGCTTTGATTCAAGTTTCTAGTTCTAATGGTGGTACTCAAAGTTTTGATTTACCCAGTAACCTAAAAAGACAGAAGGGAGTGGATAGACCAAGAAAGGATTCCTATTCCGCTCTGGTGCTGGGCAACTGGGGAATGAATATTTATTATGACATGATGGATGTACCAGAAGAAAGTAATCAGGGCTTTACGCCTATGTTTATTTAAAAAAGTTCAAAAAGTAACTTTTAAATTGTGTAAAGTAACTTATAATACATTATGCCTAAAAGAAAATACACAAAAAAGTCCGAGTATTGGAATAATTTTAAAAGGGTTGCTCCAGAAACCCCAAAATTTCAAGAAGCAGTTGAGCCTGCTACAGCGGGCGAGGCATACCATGTTTCCCAGGGGTCGTACAGCCGATCTGGTTCTGTGAGTAACCTCTCATCGTCTCCCACAAGCACAAGAATAAATAGATCTTCTGTTACGGCCCCTATTAACAAGTTCAGTCAAATTAGAGCTGGGATGTTGCCTTATGAGATGTCTTCTGATGGGGCTAATGTAAGAGACGCTATCGAACTTTGCCAAAAGGCTTATGCTAATGTGCCTATTTTTAGAAATACTATAGACATGATGTCAGAGTTTGCTAATGCAGAACTCTATTTAGAGGGTGGTAATTCAACTTCTAGAAAATTTTTCGAAAAGCTTCTTGATAGGATTAAAATTTGGGATCTTAAAGATCAGTACTTTAGAGAGTATTATAGAAGTGGAAATATTTTCCTATATAGAGTGGACGGCAAATTTAGTATAGAAGATTATAAAAAGTTTTCTCAAACCATGTCAGATGGACCTTCTTTAAATAAGTTCCCATTAAAATATGTTGTTTTAAATCCTTTTGAAATAGTAGCTAAACGCAGCACTGTATTTAACACAAAAGATGGAGGTTACGCAAAAATACTTTCTGAGTTCGACATAGAAAGATTAGCTAGTCCTAAAAACGATTATGATAAGGCCGTGTTTGACGCCTTGGACCCAGAAATCAAAAAACAAATCAAGGGCGGTGCTTATTTTAAAGACGGACTTCAAATAAATTTAAAAAGCGAAAAGATGTCTTATAGTTTTTATAAGAAACAAGATTATGAACCATTCGCTATTCCATTCGGTTATCCAGTCCTTGAAGACATTAACGCGAAGATGGAAATGAAGAAGATGGATCAAGCCATCATGAGAACGGTCGAGAACGTAATCCTTATGATTACAATGGGAGCGGAGCCAGACAAGGGAGGCATTAACCCTAACAATGTAAAGGCTATGCAGACGCTTTTTCAAAACGAGTCTGTTGGTCGTGTGCTGGTTTCCGATTACACAACAAAAGCTGATTTTGTTATTCCAGACATCAATAAAGTAGTCGGCCCTGGCAAGTACCAAGTTATCAATCAGGATATCAAAGATGGCTTACAAAATATAGCGCTGAATGATGATAAGTACAATGGCGCTGAAATGAAAACTCGTGTATTTCTGGATAGACTAAAGGAAGCTCGTGAGGCGTTTATCCAAGACTTTTTGCAGCCAGAGATTCGTAGAATTGCTCTAGACTTGGGTTTTAGATCCTACCCTACTGTTAAGTTTAAAGATATTGATTTACGCGACGAAACTCAATTGATGAGAGTCGCTACAAGACTTATGGAGCTTGGCCTTATTACCGCAGAGCAAGGAATGGAACTTTTTCAAACTGGAAAATTCCCGTTGGCAGAAAACCTAGAAAAAGCTCAAGAAAAATTTGTAGAACAAAGAGAGAAGGGCTATTTCAACCCAATAGTCGGTGGAGTTCCCATGATTGACCCAGAAACTGGCGAAGAAGAGCCAGAAAAAACCAGCAAACCAACAAAAGGTATGTCTGGTCGCCCAGAAGGTTCTAAGGATCAATTTTCTAGAGAAAATATTCAAGGTACTATTTACGAAATAGAGGCATTGAATTCTATAGCTAAAGAAAAAATGCTAGAAAAACTAAACACAGAATCTCTTAATGAAAACCAAGAAAAAATGATAAGCCAATTATGTGAATCCGTTATCTGTGCGTCAGAAAAAGAAAATTGGACAGAAATCGTTACTTCTTGTGTAAACGATTTTAGCGAAATCGAAAAACTAGGTTCACTGGAAGGTGTTCTTAATATTTCAGAGGCGCACAGATTAGAAATTTACCCTTCAGCAATTTTACACCATTCAAAATGAAAGAAATTAAAAACCCACTCGTAGCGAATATAAATCGCTCTAACGGAGATGTAGAAATCTCGATTGCTAAAAAATACAGCGAAACAGAGGAAGCTATGTACAAATCATATATGAGTATTTGTTCTATGGACGACAAAGCTCTGATTGATACTTCAGGCATGGATGAAGGAGCCACTGCAAAAAGTTGTGGGATGCAGTATGACAAAATGAGAGCTATGATGAACGAAGTCGGTGAGGGCGGATTGACAGAAAAACAAAAACAACTCCCCGCAGCTTTGCAAAAAGCAATCCTTGAAAAAATGAAAAAGGATGCATAAGTATACCACAACTTTCGAATTTGAAGTTAAAGCCTGTGAAGAAATAGCAGGAATTAACGTAAGCGAAGCTAATATTGAAAATCTTAGATCTTTAATACCGACATCGGTAGATCTAGAAAAAAATATCGACTTGATTGGTGTTGCATTTAATGCTGCTGTTGTAAACGAGTTTAATAAAAACGGAGATGGTATTGATACCAAAACCGCAATTGAATCAGTGCAACAATTCATCCATAAGCCAACCAACATAGAACACAATAAGAAAAAAGTTGTGGGTCATATTGTCAACGCTGGGTTTAGCGATTATTCAGACAGCACTGTTTTGATTAATATAGATGAAAACCAAAAAGATGCATTCAATATTGCTCTTGGTGCTGTTGTTTACAAAACCGTTGATAAGGATTTTGCTACAATGCTTGAAAATAGCACCAACCCAGAGAATAGCATGTACAATACAATTTCCGCAAGCTGGGAAATTGGATTTAGTGAATACAGCATTGCTGTTGGAAGTAAAAATTTGAAGGACGCCGAAATAATTTCTGACCCAGAAAAGGTAAAAGAAATGAAAGGTATGCTAAGAAGTTTTGGCGGCAAAGGAATGACTGAAGACGGTCGCCCAGTTTATCGCTTGATTACTGGTAAAGTGTACCCACTTGGTATTGGTTTTACTATGAAACCAGCCGCAAATGTAAAGGGTCTTATTAGCAACGAATACGAAAAAGAACAGGGAAAAGAAGACCCTGAGCCAAACTCCGACAAGAGCCAAGCCCAGCATTTAGAAAAAATATCAGACAAAATTTCACAAAAATTAAAAAATACTGTAAACAATATCAAAATCATGGACTTAGAAACACTCTTATCAGAACTAAAGGACTCTCTCGCAGAAAAGAAATTTTCTGAAGAGGCGGTCGCTGGCATGACTTCGACTTTTGCCGAAGCCATTAAACAAAAAGATGACGAGTACCAAGCTTCCCTTGAGGCTGCAGAAAAAGAAAAGACAGAAATCGCTGCTGCGAGAGAAGAGCTTAAAAATTCTGTAGAAGCCATCAAAGAGGAACTTAAGGTAGCTCAAGAGCGTATTGGCGGTTTTGAAGCAGAGAAAAAAGCTGAAGAAGCTGTTGCTCGTTTTAATGCACGCATGGAAGAAATAGATTCTATTTACGACCTCGAAGAAAGCGATAGTTCTTTTATCGCTGAAAAAATCAAGGGTCTGGATGAAACTGAAGAATCCTTCGCTTCCTTTAAAAGTGAGCTGGCTGTTTTCTGGTCATCCAAAAACAAAGAATCTAAAGCTGAAATTGAGCAAGAAATTAAAGCTCGCGTTGATGCAGAAATTGAAAAGCGCCTTAGCACAGCAGAAGCCTCTGAGGTTACTGTAGAAGCTGCTGCCGAGGAAGTGGATGTTGAGCAGGCTCTTGAAAATGCAGAGGCTACCGACATGACCCTCCCTAACAACAACGAAGCTCAAGCTTCAAAAACAACTTTGAAGGAAAAATTTGCTGCTGCGTTTAGCCGCGATAACCTCCTTGGATAAAACAAACAAAAAAATATTTAAACTAAAAAAATTATGGCACTAAGACTACTCCCATTCAGACAATACAACGAACACGACGTTGTTAACCTGTTCACTCTTGACGACAATTGTGAACTTGAATTTACCACTGATGATGGCGCAGGCTCCAACGGAGTTTTCGTTAAAATCTCAAGCGGCGACTTCAATCAAGATCCTGTTAAGTATACTTCTAATAGCTATCTTGGCAACACCGATTACCCGTTTATTGGCGGCGACATGTATCCCGAAAACCCTCTTAAGGTTAGACCTGCTAATTCTGGCGAAATCCCTCTTGGATTGACCTTGAACCAAACAGCTAGAGCTGACGAAAATGGCGAGAAACTCCTTTACAACGCAACCAAGAGAGAGGAGCTTCAGGCTGTTCTTATCGGTCAAACAGTTCCTGTAGCAACTAAAGGTGTTTTCACTTTGAGTGCAAAGGCTATTGCACCAGGCGCTGCTCCATTCACCATTGGTGGAGGTTTTGAAATCGCAGCAGGCGGCGAGATCGGACCAGCTGCTGCAGGCTCCGCTTCTTCACTCGGCATGGTTCTCGGAACTGGCTCACGCGTCTCTCAAGGCGGTCTCACAGACCAATTCGCTGGTGACTACGTCATCGTTAAACTAGGCTAATTGAAAGGAATTTATTAATATGAAAATCACTTTAAAAAACACTCCAGAACAGGTCGAGCTTGTAAAAGCAATGGCTTCTCGCAACCGCTCAGTGGCTTATGAAGCCCAAACCGCTCTTGCTGAATTCATTGGTCCTGTCCTCGCAGAAGTTATCAACAATGCTCCAGCATTGTCTAACCTCTTCACTACTCTCCAATATAATGCCGATGACAATCCTTCGATTCCATTGGACCTGTATTTCGACGTTTCTGACGAAGATTATGTTCAAGTATTCAGCCAAAGCCGCGCTGGTGGCCTTGCTACTTCGGAAGTTCTCCCAACAGCCGCTGAACTCAAGATCGCTACTTATAGCCTTGATTCTGCAGTAAGCTTTGATCGCCGTTATGCTGCTAAAAGCCGCATGGACGTTGTCGCTAAGACAATGACTCGTGTTGCTCAAGAGATTCTTCTCAAGCAAAACACAATCTCCGCTAACGTTATCATGAAAGCTCTTGCTGAAGCAAGCACAAATGGTCTTTCTCACGTTATCGCAGCTCAAACAGCAGATCGTTTCACCTTGGCTGACCTCAATGCTCTTTCGACTCGCTCGAAGAGAATTGTTACTTCCTTTGTTGGTGGTACTCCTGACGCTCGTCAAGGCCGTGGCATGACTGACATCATCGTTTCTCCTGAAATCGTTGAAGAGCTTCGTGCAATCGCTTACAATCCAATCAACACTAAAGCTGCTCCTGGTGCTGCTGCCAACTCTAACGTTCAAACTGCGGACGTTATTGCTGAAGAAGCATACCGTGCTGCTGGCGCTCCTGAGTTCTATGGCATCAATGTTATTGAGCTTAATGAGTTCGGTGATGGACAGAAGTTCAATGCTATCTACGGCGCAGCCGCTGGTGGTGGTTTCACTCCTGCTTCGGATCAAATCGTTGTTGGTATCGACCGTAGCCGTGAGGCTCTTATCCGCCCTGTAGCTGTTGACAGCGAAAACGGTTCAGAGTTCAGCCTTACCGCTGACGATCAGTACAGCATCCGCCAAAACAAGATCGGCTACTTCGGTGGTCTTGAAGAAGGTCGCGTTGTTCTTGATAACCGCTGCCTTGTTGGTGTAGTTGTCTAGTTCGGATTAAACCCTTAAAACAGAGCCGCCTCATTTATTTGGGGCGGCTTTTTTTGTTTAAATTTTTATTGTTTATTTTAGTATATAACATATATGGACGAATTAAATAAAGACACTAAGGAAAAGCAAATTACAGATTATGTTTCAACCGCTATTATAAATGATGAAGTTAGCTATGGCGAGGGTAATGAGGTAGTTCCAATAGAAGAAGAAATCATTGAAGAAGAGGTGAGCCAGGAAACTTGTGCGTCAGAAGTTAAAAAGCTAAACATTTCTGATTTGGAATATGCTGACGGCAAGGAAAGGGATGATATTGATGCAATAGAAGCTAAAGAAAAGCTCATGGGAGTAGACACTGTTTCCCCATTTGGTACGGGCAATCCTAGAGTTTTTAAAAGAAAGCTAGAGTCTATGGGTCATGTTAAAAAAGCCAGACTAGCAGAAAGGACAGGTACGAGAGTTTTTGCAGACGCAGAAACGCAGGACAAAGCCTTAATCACAGCTTTCAACCAGTGGAGAGGTGGTAATTGGGGCTCTACTGGCAGTCAAACCGAGGCTAAGATCAATGTGCTTACGTCAGATTCTTTGGAAGAGTTCGAAGGAAAGCTTAAGAGAAAAACACTTTCAGAGCTTCAGGAAATGGCAATGAAATTGGGTTTTACTCCTAGTTTTGATAGAACAAGGCTAATCTCCGCACTAAGGCAGGAGTATTTAAAACGCGGCTAATTTTAGTGTAATATACTATATGAGCAATAAAAAAACAAACATATTTGACGATCTATCGTTTATTAACGGTAAACAAGAATCTCAGCAGAGTAAACCTGCTACAAAAAAGACAAAGGAGAAAAAGGTTAATAAAAAATCTTACTCTTATGAGGATTTAAAGAATAAAGCTTCTGACCAATTGACAGAAATATGCAAAGAATTAAATATCCCCATTGTTCGCCGAAAGGTGGAGATGATAGAGAAAATTTTAAATAATAATTAAAATGAATAACATAGGAGATTTAGCTAATTCGATTTATATTAATGAGTTTGATTCTAGCGACATTACAGTAGAATCTATTTCTGGGTGGTTAGGTGCTAATATTGGCCAACTAAATATCCTTCTCAACACGAGCTTTTCGGGGGTAAGTGGAGAAGTTATTGGGTTGGGTTTAGAGGAACAGGATATTTACAAAGAAATGTATTTGTCTCATTATTACACGAAACAAACCAGGAACACTATTCGCGGCATAGCTAACGACACAAACGGCAACATTAT